GTACAACCACACGTTGATCGCGATCTCCATTGCAATGAACTTGAACAGCAGATCGGACAGCTTCCCGACGACGTTCGCCCAGTCCACGCCTGCAAGATAATCCCCAATCGGGGCAATGAGGTTTGTCTGTAACCACCCCGGCACATTTGCCAGACCATCGGCCAGGCCGTCGAGGATAGTTTTTCCGACTTCGGTCAGCCCGCCCCGGTCGAAGGCTTCCTTCAGTGACCCAATACCACCAACCAGCGTGCCGATAAACGCTGCCGCGACGGTCAGGGCATCACCAATCGTATCGAATACGCCGGTTTGCCGACCCAGTTGGATCACATACCCAACGCCGTCCGCGATTTCCCCAAAGAACAGCGCCAGCATGGGGAAGCCCACCGTCGTGAGCCAGTTCCCGAACTCCGTCATCGCCGGGATCATCTGGCGGACAAACGCTTCGAGATACGGTTCCAGGGCGTTCGACAGCCCGACCCGCGTAATCCGCAAAAATTGGTTCCAGGCTGGCACTAATCCCCGGCTCATGATCTCGCCGGATTTCGCCGTTGAATCTTCCAGGTCGTAAAACGCATCCGAATAGGTATCCAGGGCGAGGAACACTTGATCGCCCATGTCCTCCCATTTCGTTCCAAACAGTTCAACGCCCCACCGTTGCCGTTCTAGCGGGTCTTCAATGTCACGTAGTCCGCCCTGAATGGCTCTAAAGAAATCCGCCGAAGAAATCTCGCCGTTTTTCCACTGGGTTTTCATCCCGTCCAGGCCGAGCGACCACAGGGCCAGATCGCTCGTTCCGTCTTGGAGGCGTATGTTCATTTCGCGGATCGAGTCCGCGACCACGTCGTAATTGTACGCCCCCGCCCCAACGCCTGAGCCTAGGATGCTCATCATTTCTTCGGCGGTGAACCCCATATCCGTAAACGTGGACGAATACTCGTTGACCGTGTCCAACAAGTCCTGAGCCGGATCGCCGTAAAATTTCGCGGCCTGCGTGAGCATATCAAACGACGCGCCGCCGTCCTCACCGAATTGGACCATCAGTTGATTAGCGGCCCGGACGCTTTCGTTAACGTCCCAGTCGAACACGTCCCGCAAAATCAGGGCGTCGGTGGTCATGTCCTGCAAAAACTGCGGGTCCCAGTTGCCGGTCAGGGAACGAACCGTCGCCATACTCTGAGCGATGTCGTCAAACGATTCGCCCCAGTTGGAGGTATAAATATCCTCCATCACCTGCTCAAGCCCGTCCATCTGCCAATCGCGCGTGCCGGTTTGAGCCTGAAACTTATTCATAGCTGCGTCGGCGTTGGTAAACACATCCAGCGCCCCGCCGAACACCGCTGCAAACGACACCGCCGATAGGCCCGCAAAGCTCATCAGCACGCCGAGCGCGTCACTGGCCGAACTTTTCAGTTTCGCCAATATCCCGCCGGTGCTTTCGCTTTCCTCACCGACGTCTTTCACGCCGCGCGCCGCCCGGCCCCCGGCGTCGTCCAGTCCTTCGAGTTCTTTTGACGCCCGGCGAACATCGTTCGCGGAAGCCGCCGCCATATCGCCCACGTAATCCGTCGCCTTGCCGGTATCACGCAGCGCGTCAACGACGGCGTCCAATTCACGGGCGTCCGCCTGCACATCCAGGGTATAGGTATCACCGAACTTCGCCATGTTGAACCTCGTCAATCGCCGCCGTCACCAGCCAGTGACAGAGCGCATGTTCGTCTACCTTGCGCGCCCACACCGTTACCCCGTCGCCGGTGTGATACCCCAACCCTTGCAACGTCAATCCGTGAAATCTGACCAAAACATACTCGTACAAAATGCGTTCGGCTTCGGCGTCAAGCGCACGGGCTGCCTCGTCATCCAGGGCCGGATCGTCACCGGCCCCGATGGTCGCCAATTCTTCGGGCGTAAACCCGTAGTCGTCCAGCGTTATTCCGCTGGTACTACCGCCTCTACCGGTACGTTGGCTGACGGCGGTTTGGATGAGCCGTTCGAGCCGGGCTGCAAAGGGCTATCTTTTGACGGCCCCTCCTGTGCGGCTTCGATCTCGGTGATCGCGTTCAACAGGTAGTCCGCGCTCAGGGGCGGTATCCGGCGGATTGTCAACGCGGTGATCTTGTCACCGTGCGACCAGTCCGTCAGGTAGATCGCCAGTTTGATCACCGCCGCGTCCGCCGCGCCGTCTGAGGACACCGTTACCAACTGACCCGGATCGAGATCGCGGCCCGATTGCAGCCGCCCCGCCGGGATTTTGAACGAGAACCCGCGCGTGTTGCTGGCGTTCATGCGTTCGTGGAAACCCAGTTCGGTCTTGACCTCGTACCAGTCGCCCGCGTTTTCCGGGTCGATGTCGGCGGTAATTTCGATACGACGACGGGTTCCGCCGTCACGGGGGGTTAGTGGCATCTGTGCGCCTCCTGTGTAAGACCGGCTTAGTAGCTGGCCTGCGTATCGCGGATCGTGACGCCGATATCCAGCGCCAACGTTGGGTCTTCGACGGCGGTCCAATTCACCGTGCGGGTGGTGCGCTTTTTGTCACCCGCAATCGCGGGCCAATCGGCATCATCAAAATCGACCAGCGGACACGTGATGGTCAATTCCCGCCGGTAGGCGTTGGTGATGATCTGGCCGACGAACTGCAATTGGAGCGCTACCTGGGACCCCGCGCGCCACTCGTCGTAGAAGGTGGTAGACACCGTCGCCATCGAACGATCAAACGAACCGCTGATCACGCGATTACCTAACGTTGCTTCGCCCGCGCACGGGCCGCCCATGAACGCGGGCATTTCGACGTTGTTTTCCATTGAGAACGCCAACGACTCGATCTTGGCCTGAGCCGTACCGTCGGCGACGCTCAGTTGTTTGGTTGTGCCGTCCTTCGATACGGTTCCGCCCGTTGTCAGGACGGCTCCCGTAAACACAAACGGCAGGATCGCCCGGCTGAAGTACGTCGGGCTGGCGACGATAGCGGGGCTGGCGGTAGAGCCGTCGTAGTCCCACACGCCCCCAATTTTTGATTCATCTTTCGCCATGAAATCCAGGTTCAGCGTCAGGATATCGCCTGCCTTGCATTCAAACGCCAGCTTGTTGATCACCATACCCAGGATGTTGATCCCGATGCTGGCGTTGTACTGCGCCTGGACACTCAGTGCGTCCGCGATAGCAAACGCCGCTGTATCGTCCGCCAGAAACGCATGTTCGTACACCGTCGGATCGGTTCCGACGGCGGGTTGCGCACTGGTGACGTTGGTCAACTGAGCAGCAACCAGAAACTTGCCCAGTTGTTCGCCCCATGCGGGCATCTTGATCGACCCGCTGACTTCCTTCGCGCCACTGAGCCAGGACGCATACGGCGCGCGGCTTGCCCCGCTGGTCATCCGGCGTGTGCGGTCACGTTTCGGCTTAAACGAAAACTCGTCCACCGGGATCGCAACCGCCGGTGTTACCCACGTTCCCCACGCCGTTTCCGGCGATATCACGAGATGTTGCGGGTTCATTCCTCACCATCCTTCGCCGGGTCAACCGGCTTCGCCCGCTTCAACGGCTCAGGGACAACCAGGCTCAAGCCCGGATCGGACGCCACGAGGACGCGCGCCAGTGTTTCCGGCACGTCCGCGTATACGTCGCCCTGTTCCCGCCCGCCGAGGCCGGGGATAAACCGCCCTTCCGGGGCGGTCACTTTCAGATCAACGGTTTTCACCGGAACCTCCTACTCATTCACCGCGCACACAAACGGCACGACGGCGTAGTTCTCGTAGTTGTTTTCGCGGTCATCCGGTTCGGCATATCCATACTCGACCTCGCCGCCGTCCGCGATATAAAATCCGATCACCGCCCAATCGTCACCCGCCAGCCCGCCCAACGTAAAGTTGTTCGGGTTATCGTTTGGGTTAAACAGGGTTTTTGTCGCCTGGACCAGCCCGACCACCGTGTCGTAACTGTCAACGTTGGCAATCCGGGCCGCCGGGCTTGGAACGTCGCGCCCGCTGATGCTGAACCCGATCACGCCGTTATACGCCGTGATCGTCGGGCCGCCGGACATGGGCCGCGCTTCGCCGTCGTTGGTAATGACCACCATCCCGAACGGGTACAGGGAGATCGGTACTTTGTTCGGCACGCCCCGGTAAATCACGTTCAGGGCGTTGAACGCCGTGTCCGCCAACAGCAGCGAACGAATGGTATCAAGGATGGTCAACGGGTTGCACGCCATTACTTACCGCCTCCGATGGTCAGGTGTTTCCGGGCGATTTTGGTAAACGTCGCCTTATCCGTCGCGTGCAACACGATCATTTTACGCGCCGGAAGGTTGGTTTTCGGACTCCCGTACTGGTGATACGGGAAATACTTTTGGGTGTTCGTCACCCGGAACGTGCGCGCCCCGGACTTGTACCGGAATCCCTTGCGCAGTCGTCTGGTCCGCTGCAAGATCGGGCCGCGTCCGAACCCCAGTCGTATCCGTTCGCGGATCGTGTTGGGTTTCAACCGCGCCCACCGCCGGGGTCGCCCCTGCGCCTGAAAGTTCTTGTCGATACTTTTCAGGACGTGCGGGCCAAAGTCGTCAAACACGGGCCGCCAGTCGGACGTTTTTTCACCGTAGTCCGCAACGTCGCGGTAGAACTCGATCTCCCGCGCATCACTGAACGAGAAGTGAACCCGCCCGCCGACCACGCGGATCAACGTGTTTTGACCTTCCGGCATGGCCTACCCCCACTCGCTCGTATCAGGGTGACGACGCCACGTAAGTTTACCCGCCGTCAATCCACCCGCTTCGGCGGTGGACTGATCGGTCAGTCGGAACACACCCGTCGCTATGCCTTTCAGGAACGCATTGAACCCGCGTTCCCACGCGCCGATCCGATCCGGCTCGTCCTGGTCGTGGTACAGTTCGCGCCATGCCTGAGCCGCCGCCATGTTGACCACAAACTGACCGATCAACAGGATGTCGTTATCGCCCGTCGCCGGGGCGGTATACCCCGCCGCCGTCAACGCGGCGTCTACCTGTATCGCGATCTGGTTTAACAGTTGTTGCGCCCGTGCGTCGCTCATGGCGTCCAGTTCGGGCATTACGCGGAGTTGATCGATACTGGCGTAGGCGGTGTCGGTCACGGGTTACGCCTCCGCGTCCGCGCTCAGGATCGCGTCGATGATCGCCTGTTTCGTGTCCTTGCTGGTCACGCTCAGGCCCGCCAGTGTTGCGATGCTCAGTAGTTCGGCTTTGGTCATGCCGTCCAGTTCGTCCGCCGTCAACGGGGCAGAGTCAGCGGTGAACACAAACTCGTCACCACCTACCTCTACCGTCACCGTCTCACCGGCGTCCAGTTCAACGGTCAGTTCGTCACCGTCGGGCGTTTCCACCGTCAACCGTTCAGCCAGCGGAACCGCTTCAATTTCCGTCGCCTGAGCGTCAAAACCGGACCAGTTTGAAGCGTCACCGTCGCGGGCGTCCTGTTCTACAACGATGCCCGCGATCACGTCTGTGATCGCCGTCAACGTTTCCGCCAGCGCGCGCCACTCCACCGCTTGACGGTACGCGGGTTGTTGCCACCCTCCCGGCGGGGCCGTCACACGTTCGACCCCGGTGATCGCGCTCAGGCGGTCCAGGGCGTCCGCGATCTGGTCACGGGCGGTCAATTCCATCTGTGCGATTGCTGCTTTACTTGCCATCTGTCCGACCTTTCGGCTACGGGGGCGGTGTTACCCGCCCCAAACCACAACCACGATCCGCTAGATCGCCAGCGGAAGCAGCGTGTAACCGGTGGGCGGCGTGTACGACGCCCCGCCGATGTACTGGACGTGGGCCGCGACGCGATTACGCGGAGCGTACCCGGCATGACGGTAGAACTCGTAGGTCGTCAAGTTACCTTCGGTGATCTCGCGTTTGATCAAACCACGCAGCGCCGGGATGTCCTGTTGACGGCGGGCCAGCACTTTCGTGCCGTGCTTATGGCTCACGATGTACCCGGTTGGGATACGTGACCACTCGACAATCCACACGCCGTTGACCTTGCCACAAACCTCGTCGCCCAAATGCCCGGCGAGTTGCGCGCTCAGCACATCCGACCCGGAGCCGGGGGTAATGTCGCCGTCATGCACTTCCACGAACCCGGACAGGGCTTCAATCGACGCCCGCTGGTCGTTGTGGATGTAACTCACAACCGGCCCGCTATTGGCGACGAATTTGTCCAGATACGTTTTGATGGTCGGGAACGGGTTGTTGTTGGCGTCAATCGCGGACGCCTGAGCGCCGTACCCGTTACCCGCCACGAGTGACCCTTGACGGTTGGCGAACAACGTGGTCGTTTCGCTGGACAGCGCCAGCGGGTACACGGTCAGGGCGTCGAAATTCTCCTGAGCCGGGAACGTCCAGGCCGTATCGTACAGCAGCGCCCCCAGCATCCGGCGGATATTCCAATCCGCGTCCGCCCGGATCGCCTGCATCATGTTGTCGTTGGCTTCCTGAACCGTCATCTTCGCCAGCGCGACCCAGTTGCCGCCCCACGCAAAACCGCCCATTTCCAGCGGCCAGGACTGCGTGTAGTACGTTTCGCCCAACGCGGGCTTGGGACGGCCCCACTCGTCAAGGGGCTGCATCGTGCCGGTCACGGGCAATTTGTAACGCTCGGTTACAACGCCCGGCTTTACATCTTCAACCAGAACGGAAATCATCTGGTCAAACGCGCGGGAGTACGCTTCCGTAGATACGTCAACCGCTTGACGGATCACGTCAACGCCTACGTCCGACACACGACGCGAAAACACGTCGGCCAATCCGGTAAAACCGAGAGCAATAGTCATCGCTCATTATCTCCTGTTGGTTGTGCGCGCCCGTAGGCTACGCCCCGATACGCAGCGCCTTGAGAGGCGTGGTTTCAGCAGGAACGGGTTCGACTTCACCCAGGACGTACCCATACACACCTGCCACCGATTCCGCGATCACGCAGGTCGGTGCACCGCCGGTGAGACTGGGCAGCGTTGCCGTGATTGCGCCTACGGGCTGTTTGCCGAGGTCGTTCACGAACGTCGCCGTCAACACTTGATCAGGCAGGGTCGTACCGGTCACAAGAATGTTACCCAAGCCAATCGTAGACAGGGCTTCCATCGCCGTCTGAACCGTTGCCGAGGTCGCGTTGTACGCGATTGCGCCGGTGGTCTGCCCGCCGAACGTCAGGGTGAACGTCCCGCCGGTGGGCGTACCACCGAACGTAAGCGTTTGAACCTCGTTCTTCGAGGGGTCGGCGTCGCTCATGGCCCCGTCCGTGCCGGAAATCCACACTTTCGCGTGGTAGGCCATCCCCGCCAGCGCCGCACCGAGATACAACAGCCCGCGCAGCAGCAGGGTCGTCGGGAAATTCGCCGTCGCGCTGGTGAGCGCCACACCGGGCCGCGCTACGGCTTCGCTGGCGTTGGTCTTCATCGCCTTCGCCGTCGTAGCATCTGGGATGCAGACTTGCCCGGCGGTGATGGTTTCACCGGCGGGGATCGTCATCTGCTCCACGATTTCAATCGGGCGTACATCCGTCGCCGTAATCGTAAGGTTCGTCATGTCGTTCTACCCTCCGTAGGGGTTAGGTTTGCTAGAAAAACGACTTGATCTGAGCTTTCGCCGCGTCGTTTAACTTCTTGATCTGGTCAGCCGTGCCGGGCGTTTGTGCGCCGCTGTTCGACGGCGAACCCGGTGTTTCCGCTGTAAACCAGTCCGGGCGATCCTTCTGGCACTTGACGACCAGGGCTTTCGCCTTGGCCTCGTTGATCGTGCCGTCCTCGTTCAGCACCACCGCTAGATCGTCGGCGGCGTGTTCCTTACCCCATGTGACGACGTCTGCCGGGTGTTTGGCGTTTCGCGCCGCCGTCGTGATCGCGCGACTCCGGCGCTCACCCTGGACCTCCTGGGACAGCGCGTCGTACTTCACTTGCAGTTCGTCACGCTGTTTCGTCAGGTCCGCGACGGTTTTTTCCGCCTTCTGCACGGCGGTCAATTCGCCTTCCTGTTTCGCCTTCGCGTCCGCGACCAGCTTTTTCAACGCTTCCGCGTCTTCGAAACCGAGGTCTTTGAGTAGCGCCGCCTGAGCTTCACGCTTGGCGCGTTCGATCCGTTTCACAACGGACGCGCTGGCATCGTCGCCGCCGTTGCCGTCATCGGCTTCCGGGGCTGGCTCAGGATCGGGCTTCGCCGGAAGTTCAGCCGGTGGGATCGTCGGCGGTAACGCCGGTGCAGCAGGCGTAGCGGGCGGTGGAGGCGTTAACGCGCCACTTCCCGCGCCGTCATCCGGGGCAAACAGAAACATCCTGCAAAACGTCAAAAACAACATGGGGTTTTCCTTTCACTCCACTCGATCTACTCAGGGCTTACCGTGCCCCGGAAACGGCTCAGGGTGTTACCGATCCCTGGAAACGGCACGGGGATAACCGACCCCGGAAACGGCTGTTTATCGGCCTAACCATACATCTCGTAGTGGGGGCACTTTCGCGCCCGGTAGTTCCTCCCACTCGTGATCACACCGCCAGTGATTAGGCATTCGTACTCGTTGGGTGTATTCCAACGTCACCACGCCCGCCGCCAGCGCCGCCATACACTCATCACACACTGGGGACGGTCCACTCAACACGAACCCGCGCGGGCGAATACGGTTCATTTCGAGAAACCGCGCTTTGGCGTATTCACGGGTTTCACCAACGATACCACCCGCTACCGCGTCGGGATGCCAGGCGTTCCGCTTTTTAACCCACGCCTCCATCGCCTTCGCGTAGTAGTTACGGTTGCCGCGCGGGTTCGCGCTGAATAGTTTGTTAAGCTGCGACTCGACCTGCCGGTTGTACGTCCGGGTGATGCTTTCCGCGTGCCACCGCGCCCGGTCTTTCAGGTGTTTCAGATCGTCGCCTACAGGATCGTAGGCCGTGAGCGATTTACCGTAATACTGCCGGGCTTTCTCCCTGAGCGCCGTCAACCACGCCCGGCGTTCCTGCTGGTAAATCTGCTCTGTCAACGCCGCCGTTTCGTCTGCCGTCATCTGATACAGCAGTCGCGTGACCCGGAGTAATTTCGTGTCCCGTTCCAGCCCCGGCATTGTCACCCTCGATCCGGCTCAGTAAATCGAAATGCCGCGCCAGCCCACGCGCCAGCATCGTAATCGCCCGTTCTTCGGCCCGGTCATACGCACCCATGACCGTTTCCAGGCGTTCAGTCGTGGTAATCCGATCCGCCAGATCACCGGCGGCGTCGCGCATCTCACCCAACACCAGATGCAGCACTTCATGAGCGACAATTTCCAGCCCGTCGGCGTCGCGTTCGATCTCAGGCTTGACCCGGATCGTTCCGCTGAGATACGTCGCATTGATCGTTGCTGACCCGTCGGCGTTTGGTATCGAACGCCCCGCCGGACGCTTGACCGCCTGCACCCGGATCGTCCATGCCGACAACCCGAATACGGACGCCAGATCGCCGACCAACGCCGTCACCCACGCGGGAGGGGTTCCGATCTTCACGACGCAGACCGCAGCACAAAAATCAGGTCCGTACTCTGGCTCTGTGCCTGAGCCGCGCCGCCAGCGGCCAGCAGCACCGGTTGAACGTACAACATCGTGAACGCTTCCGCCCCGATGGTCCGGCTTTTTGACGCCCAACTATCCGCGTCCTCGACCATGATCCGGGCGTCATCTTCTGCGCCCGCGCTGACCGGCGTCCCGTCCACGATGTACGTATCGTTGAACGCCAGCGTTACACCCTGGAACGTCGCCGGGAAAAACACGCGCATCCCCGCCACGCCTGAGCCGTCCGCGAATTGCAGCTTGATCGGGCCGTCAATCGTTTCCCACGCGCCGTTACGCAACCGGGCGTAAGCCGTCGGAGTTGTACCGCCATTCGGGATCGTTGCCTTGATTACCTCGTACATGGGTTTCACCCTCCGATGTGCTGACGTTCAACGTTTTCAACGTTCAGTCCGTGCAAATGTTCCAACACCAACCCCGCGAACTCACGACGGCGGGACGCTTTCGCAATCGCGGACACTGCCGCGCCGAATGCTGCACCGCTGTACCCGTGATCCTTGAGCCACTGCACCGCGTTATTGACACCCTGCGCCCCGGCCTTGCTTATATCCTCGTCATGGATCGGGCTGCCCATATCCGCCAGCCACAGCACCCCGGCATCGGCCTTGATTGCCGTCATGGTCGCCGCGCTGGTACGCACCAGCACCGTGATCGTCGGGGGGGCAGTGTCGTAGTACGCTACCAACTGCCAGCCCTGCGGCTCTACGCCACCGTCGAACAACGTGTAGTCGCCACTCTCCGCACGCGGTAGCCCCGGTATCCCGTGTTGATCAATCCCGACCTCAAACAATGCCAGCGTCATGTGGTTGCCCTCGCGTCCCATTCATACGTGCCAATCGTGACCTGAGCGGCATCCATCAGCGTTGGACCCGCCTGCAACCCGGTCAACCCGGTAGCGGTTAGCGCGCTGGCGAGTGTCGTACCGTTGTAGATCACGTCGATTGTGCCGTCGATGTGTCGCCGCGCGGTCAATTTTGCGCCTGCTGCGTAGGTCAGTGACCAACTGCCGACCAGCGTTTTTGTGCCGCTAACGGCCTTGACCAGATACGCCGTAGAGTCGCCGCCCTGGAACAGATGACAATAGTTGTTGGCGTCAGAGTAGTTGAAGATCACCCCACCCTGATAACCCGCCGCGCGGGTAAGCGTGACCGAAAAATCACCATACGCAACTGCGTGTGTAAACAGTTGCGAATAGTTGGTGATCGCCTTCAAGCTGATCGAATCCAGTGACGCATCACACAACCGCCAAATTACGCTGTTGTTGATATCCACTGTCGTTTTGAGGCCGGTAAATGTTTTCGTGCCCGCTGCGGTCACACCGCTGCCCATCGCGCCGTCCGATGTGATGCGCAGGATTAGACTGCCGCCGACTACTGCCGTGCAGACGGCAGTCATCTTTACCCAGGTCCAGCGCGGTGAACCAGCGGCATTCTGCGAGCAAGAGCTAAATGCTCCGGCGGAATCGAAAAACCGCGCGACACCTGCCGGAGCTTCCGTCACCATCGGATTGCTGCCCGATTCACCCGTGACTGTCCAGCCATCAGGGTTGTCGCCAGTCCATGACGCGAAATCACCGTTCGCCAGCAGCTCTGCACCCAGGGACGGCGTGATCGCTATGGCGCTGTCGGTGTAATACAGCGTCACACCCGCGCCGCCGCGCGTGGGCACTTTTGTAGCTATGCCTAGGTGCGAATGGTTACTACTCATCGCGGTTCGCCTCGTCTACCATCGCGTCGAACTCCGCATCGCTCAGGGCCGCCATGCCCGCCGCCGCCCGGCTCAGTACCCCGTTGAAATGGTCACGCAGCGCAGACGCCGCCGCTTTACGGTCATCACGACGTCCGGCGTCCAGGCGTTCAACGTCGTGCCGGTTCGGGTTTTGCGCTTCCAGAAGCATCGCCAGTATCTTCTGTTTGGCGTCCGCCGGTAACGACAGGGTGTTCAGCCGCGCGACGGCTGCCGTCATCTGTTTCGGCGTCAACGCTGGTACGTGTGGCATTAATCGCCCTCCCCAATCACCGTTGCCCCGCCGATCACGGCCTGACCGAACGCGCCCGCCAGTGTCCGATCCATCGCCTGTTTTTCAGCCCACGCCGCCGCCGCTTCTTCTTCGCTCAGGCCGCACAGTTGCCAGATCAGGTATTCCGGCGCTCCGCTATTCGTCAGGGCGGTAATCCGTTCTAACAGGCTCAAATCGTCATTGATCACGGGCCGTTCTTCGACGTAGTGTTCCAGATTGCCCGCCGCGTAACTGTCCACGCTGAACGGCTCGAAGCCGCTGAACCCGTGATACGCGCCGATGGAGATACCCATCATGTGCGCGCGGATCAACCCGTCGTCGTACTGACCACGCGCTTCGGCGTACCGCGCGACGGCGTCACTAAATCCCGCCCGGACGCCCGGCGCGGTCAATTGCCCTGCATCGCGGATACTCGGTAACGCCAGTTCTGGCAAGTCCTTTTCCAGTTCCGCCAGCATCCGACTTACGCCGTCCAGCGCCGCCGCTAAATCCGCCTGCGGGACCAACGGTGTCATCTGTGAGCCTTCCGGCCCGTAGATGACGTTGACGGCGACGCCCCGGTTTACCGGGTCGTTGTCGTCGGCCCCGGTATCGGCCTCGCGGAACTCCAATTGCCCCGGCCCCTGGACGCCCGGCGCGTAGTACACCGGGTTCAGCGCAACGCGGATAAAGTCGTTGGTCTTGCTGGCCTGGTCGTTGACCTCATCGACCTTCGGCAATACCGGCGCGTATGCCGAGCCGCCCCATTGACAGCCTACGTCGCGGTGTTGGATGACCACCAACGGCACGAACCCGTAGGGGTTTGCCCACTCCGCTACCGGAGCGCCGTTGACCATGTTTTCCGGGTAGGCGTACAGTTCGCCGTCACGCAGCGTCTGGAAATACCCGCCGTCGCCGCCGGTGATCTTTTCTTGATACGTGTACCGCTTGCCGTCGTCGCCCACCTTGTCGTATCCGATCAATGCCGCTTTGACGTTCCCGACCGCGTCAAACGTCACGCCCTGAACGATCACCGGATCAACAACCTCGATCCGCACGGTTCCGCGCTGGACGTCCGTCACCAGCTTCAGGACGGCGTCGCCCTTATTCGTGCCAAACCGGACGGCGCGGTTTTTCGCCTGACCCCAGTTCGACCACCGCCATAACTGGCGGACGGCATCGGTCAACGGCTCGTCAAGCCCGGTCAGGGGGATCGCGCCTTCGGTGAGCGTGTCGTAATTCAGGCTACCGCCCCACACGTTCGCAACGTACCCCTCGACCAGCCGAAACACGGGGTTGTAAATGGGCCGGATGTGCTGGTACAGCCCGCGCGCCGTTTTCTGACTCTGCGCGTACCGCTGCAAATCGCTATACGCCGTGTTCCAGTAATAATGTTGCGCGTGGAGGTAACGGAACGCCCGCGCCTCCCAACTGTCCCAGTCCGCCGCCGTGTTGCCGTCGGTGATCGGAACTAATGCGCCGTGCTGGTACGTATATATCGCTGTACCCAAACCCGCCTTTATGCTCTGCATGAACCGACTCCACCACTGAACAACACCCACCGGCTTACCCCCGGTATCCCGTCAATTTTGGCACGCTTCCGGCTTTCGCCCGTTGCGACGCCGCCAATCCCCGCGCCATGTTTGCTATCACCAAACTGACCGCCCGATCATCGTGTTCCCCCGGTGGTGCTGAAAGGGATGAACCCTGGATCGTAGACAGTTGTTCGAACGTTTTGTTACTGTGTAATGTCAGTCCCTGAAACCTAAACTCTTTGGCGATCTCTGTGTACATCAATGCCTTACCGCGCCCGTTCGTTAACCACCCGTCCTTGCGGTCAAACCCACTCAATCGGATCGCCCGGCTATGGGACCTGAGCCACGATAGCACCGCATGACCGTGATTGTTCCGTTCGACCAGCACCTTCGCGTTGTTGTACCACGTGCTCAGCGCGTCCAGGTGCGCCGCTTGCGTGTCCGGCTCAAATTTCCCACATAACGCCGCCACTTCCTCGCCCGTGTTGGCGTCCAGCACGGTTGCCGCACTGTCGTCACTGTTCGGATTTCCTTCCGCCGTGTCCGCGCCAATGACGTACTCTGCGCCCTTGACGGGTAGAATATATACTTCCAGACCAGGAAACAGCGGAGCCGCCGACGGCAGTTCCGCCAACGTTATGGGCTTGCGTGCGTCATAGCACTGGTGCAGCCATCCCGGAGGGATACGTTTGTCGAGCGTGCGCCCCTGCAATGCTTGCACATCAGTCTCAGGGTACTGCTCGTGTAACTCGTCTTCGCTGCCCGTGCTTTCCAGGATGTCCGCGCGGCGTGCTGCGTACCATTCCGCGTTGCGTCCCGGATGCACAAACCAGGGCAGAAAAACCGCCGTCCACTCCGTAACCTTTTCTTTGGCTGCCCGGTAAATGTTTTTGAACCGCGTTTTAGGCCGATCTTTGTCGGGTCTGCTGAGCAGAATCATTTGGCCCCCGTTATCAATCGCGGGTTGCACGCTGCTCAACAACTTGTCTTGATCTGGCACCAGGTCAAACTCATCACCGATCACCAGTGTTGCCGTGTAACTGTCGCCTGCCGTCGTCGGGAATGATTTCGCACGGCTGCCGTTGGAAAGCGCGAACTCGTGTGCGTTGTCCACCGCAATGGACCGCGCCGTCATCCATTTAGGCAGTCGTTGGTACATGCCCTTGAGTCTCTCAAGTAGCTCAATCGCCTCGTCGTCACGCTTGCTAAAAAGCAGCACGGTCGCGGCGGGGTGAAAGATCATCAACCACAGCGCATACGCCAGCGCCAGCCAGGTCAACCCGATCTGGCGCGCCTTCAGCACGATGATCAGCCGTTTGGTCTGGAAGATTTTTAAGGTGCGCGCCTGCGCCGTCCACAGCTTGAACTTGATCCAGCGACGCGCAATAGCATCTTCAATCTCGACGTACTCATTCGTAAAATACAGCGGCGACTCGGCGCAGGTGTTCCACTCGATCTCCTGCTCTTCCTCAGTCAGCGTTGGCGCTGCTGTTCGCGTCGCCTCCATTCAGCAGTTCATCCTCGTACTGTCTGGCTTTCTGCTCCGCCATCTCGCGCCGCCGGGCCAGCTCATCCGCATTTAGCGAAATGTTGACATTGATCGGCGTCTCGCCGTCTGCCGTAAATAGCCCCTTATGCTGGCCCAACTTGAACAGCGCAGCCTGGGCGTCGTGGAATTCGATCTCTATGTAACCGTTGCGGTCCCGCTTCACCTTTTTGATCAGGTGCAGCCGCCCATCAGCTTTACACGCATCAAAGTCAAACGCGATTACCCACTCTGTATTGCCTTCATCATCTTTAAAGGCGTAGTGGCGGAAATACTGCGCGTACTCTGCTCGCGCCTGTTCACTGAGTCGGAGCAAAACCTCGTCTGTCTCCATCTTGAGTTCATCCAGTCGCGTCTTGATCAGCGCCTGAATGTCATCTTTTGTTAGCAACCGGCTCGCAGTTTGCCGCGCGGACCGCTCGGAATAGTTGGCGGCGATAGCCGCTTGTGTCGCATTCCAGCAGCGCAGGTAATGCTCAACAAATTCCCGCTGTTGATCGCTGATCGCCACACCTTCACCCCGCCCGCTTATCCGTACAGTAAAACCCGCCGCCCCGGTACATCACCGTCACGCGGCCCACGATCAACCGTCGCACGCGCCCCTGGTGGCACGTCGGGCAGCGTGTCATTGCCGGATCGTAGTACCGCTGCACGCGCTCGAAGCGCAGACCGCAATCAGGACATTGGTATGTGTAGAGCGGCATCGTGTCACCACTTATGGTTTTCAGGTGTCTAATTTGAGACACCTGCCAGGAATCACAACGGCGCGACGTGGAAAAACCAACGCCGCACCGTTGCGCCTGCCGGTCATGCGGGACCGGCTGTATGCTGTTCGCCAGGTCGATCACCCCTGGCCGTCAGGTGATCAGCCTGACGCCGTTCGTCGC